GATAATAACCCTGATGTAATATCAAAGTTAGGTAAAAAAGGAATTAAGTTTGATTACGATATTTCCAACTTACCAGACTTTGTTAACTATCCAAATTCAGGAGACCCAAAATCAATGTTGATAAAACCTATCATTGGTGGAATGTATATGTCTGAAGATTGTGGATGTATGAAAAAAGAAGAGTTTGATTTACTTGGATACATTGATGGACAACCAATATTTTCTACCCCTGAGGATGCGGAACTATACGGTTCAGAAGTAATGAATTGTTCAGGTTCACACGAACACGAAGATGAAGATGGAAACGTTGTTTATATGGCGTGTGAAACACACCCTGAGAACTTTAGTTTTAGTGTTGAAGATTATTCTGATGAAGAAAAAGAAGTGGTTGAATTATTACAACACTTACGTAGAACAGATGTAGAAAAATTTGAAGCTGTAATCAGTTCATTAAATGGTTCAACCAAACAACAAATCATTGAACGTAATCACAAAAGACCAACAGTTTATTATCAATACGAAAGAGTATTATCTGGTTTTCCAGATAGAGATTTCTGTATGAGTATTGAAGGTAGATATTTCCGTAGAATGGAAATTGATTTATTAAGGGATACAAATAAGAACTTTGGACACAATAGGGATTCTTATTCCAAGTGGTTGTATAAAGGTGGGCCACAATGCGTGCACGCGTGGCATAAATACTTGGTTCAGGAAAGTGTATTTTCTGACGAAGGTATGGCGACAGGGGTAGCAGGACAAGCACCTCAGTCATTACCAGGAAAAGGATACTATCCAGGAACACCACGTTATCAAGCGAACCTATCAAAACAGGACATCAAGTTATATGATGATTTAACACCTGTTGGTTGGGTAGCGGATTTACCTTACTACTACGACCCGATACTCGCGTCAGACGCGTCTTACTTATTAGGTTGTGGGGGAATATATGAACAGATGGAAATTGACGGAAAAACAATGTTCCAATCTTGTTCAACAAAAATGAAGAAAGAGACACCAAAACAAGAACAAATCTTTAAAACAATCAAAGAAAAAAGAATGATTTACACACCATTAATGATACCAAATATTTTGATACCAAGAATGGATGATGTATCAGGGGAACGATACTTTGTAAAGTTCACACCTGAAGTGATTGAAAAAATTCAACAAAAGTTTATGATTGAACAAAGGTTAAGAGATACAAATCTTGAACATACTGACAAAAAGTTTTCTGATGCGGTAATGGTAGAGAGTTGGATTGTTGATGGTGAGTCCGATAAAGCCTATTCAATTGGTTTTACCAAAGACCAAATTCCTGTAGGCACGTGGATGGGAGGATACAAAGTCCTTGAAACTAATGAAGGGAATGAAATTTGGGATAAATATATTAAGTCTGGTAAAGTCAAAGGGGCATCCGTTGAAGGTAATTTTATATTAAACTTTTCACGTGTAAAAACTGATGAGTATTTATTAGATGAAATAATTAACATATTAAACGAAATTAATTAAAATGAACGCAACAGAAGCTATTAACAAAATCGCATCATTGTTGAATCTTAACTCTAAGGTAGAAAAGTTTATGGTAACCAAACTTGAAGATGGAACAACAGAAGTATCCAACAACAAGGAAAGTGAATTTATGATTGATGATACATTGTACATCGTTCAAGAATCAACCCTAAAACCAGCACCCGAAGGAGTTCACACTACACGTGAAGGATTAAAACTTTACGTAGATAGTGCATCAATAATCGTTAAGATTGAATCTGCATCAAATGTAGAAGAATCTGAAACTGATGTTGAAGTAGAAACAACAAGTGATATGATGTCATCCGCAGTCCTTACTGACGGAACAAAAATTGAAACTGATGAAGATGGTGAATTTAAAGTTGGTCAACAACTTTACGTTATCACTGAAGCAGGAGAAAAGGTAACAGCACCCGAAGGTGAACATACCACAGAATCAGGAATTACAATTGTAACTGATGGTGAAGGTAAAATCACTGGTGTTAAATACCCTGATTCAACAGGTGAGGGGTCTTTGAGTGAAGACAAAAATGAAATGAAAAAAATGAAAGAAGTGATGTCAGAAATGGTAGGTCTTCTTACAGAACTAAACAAGTTCAAAACGGATTTTGAATCCATTAAAAAAGATTTTGAGGAATTCAAAAAACAACCTGATAGAAAACCTGTAGTAAAGACAAACTTTGCTAAAGAAAACATTATGGATTGGAAATTAGAATTACTTAAGAATTCAAAAAAATAAAAAATAAAATAAAAAATAATTAAACAACAACATTAAAATTATGGAAAATAATAAGAAAAAAATGGAGTTCAATTATGATTTAACAGCATTACCTGAGTACAATTCATATGGCTCAGAAATGTTGATAAAGTCATTTTTAGGACTTACCTTACCACGTTATTCATCGGTAAAACCCAATTTAAAAGGAACAACTGAAAAAGTTGGTTTTTTAACTGATGATGTATTTTTGCAAGATTTGAGCTGCGGATTTACACCAAGCGGCACGACAACTCAAGATTTAGTAACGATTGACCTTTGCAATAAGAAGATGAACATGCAGCTTTGTGCTTACGATTTGTACGATACGTACCTTTCTCAGTATTTATCTAACTCAAATTTCCAAGAAGCGGTTCCATTTGAGCAGGCTATATTGGAAGATATTTCAAATCGTGTATCTAACGAGATTGAAATTCAATTGTGGAGAAACACTACTGCTTCAGGTGGAACTCAATACAACTCACAGTGTTTTAACGGTATGACCGCTTTAATTACTACGGGCAACGGAGCTAATAGAATAGCATATACAGCTGCTACTCCAACAAATGGTTTAGAAGTATTTACTACGTATTATCAAAATATTAACGAGAATTTATTACACAGAAATGACCTTGTAATTTATTGTTCATATTCTGATTACCGTGCGTTAATTGCGAGCATGCGAAACAACTCATTTATCAACCTATTTGTTGACCCGACATCTGTTGGAACTGACACTCAGGATTGGTCAATTATGTTACCAGGTAGCAACTGTCGTGTAATCCCAACTCAGGGTCTTACAGGACAGAACAAGACATACTCAGGAGCTGCATCATACGTAATGGTCGGCATGAATCAGGAAATGTTTACTACACGTAGCATGTACGACCCGTTTGAGGACATAATTAAGCTAAATTTACACGCTACTTACGGTGTAGGTGTATTTGATATATCATCTTGGTTAGTAGCAAACTAATCATATAAACTATTAGCTAAATAATAATAAGAAATATGAGCTGCTATATTGAAAATGGATTCTCCCTTGACTGCAGAAACGCGTCAACTGGAGGTATTAAAGAAATGTATATTCTTGGAGCATCAGGAAATACAATTTCAGGTTGGACATCTAACGTAGATGAACAAATCACATCAATATCGGGCGCAGGTGTATTCTACAAATTTGAATTGGTTAAGCAGAGTTCTTCATTCAGTGAAGCGATTTCTGTGAACACAACCAGTCAATCAGTAACATTTGAACCGACATTGACTATTAATTTACCGAAGATGAATACTACGTTAAGAAACTTGTTCCAAAACTTGGTTTCTCAACAAAACGTGTTCGGAATTATCAAAGATAACAACAATAGATGGTGGAGTTTTTGCTTCACCAACGGAGGCTTGGTAACAGCGGGAACGCTTCAAACAGGACAATTGTATAACGATTTGAATGGAGTTTCAGCGTTGACAATTTTAGGTGGTGAACCTAACTCAACACAGGAAATACTTGTTCCTAACGATAACCTTGCGGGTATCTTAACAGGTATTACTGTATCACAATAATTAAAAAACAAAAGGGGAGTTTCCACGTGGAACTCCCTTTTTATAGCCAAAAAAAAATACAAATATAATGGAGTGGAACGGAAGAAAAATTAGACCTGTAGGAAATGTAATTAAAGCTAAAGAATTTGATTTCCAAGATGCATTAAAACCTTTGGGTGAAAAAAGAAATAATGGTTTTGTATGGGTTCCTGGTGGTCAATTCGGTAGTGTTCAACCATCAACAACATCTGTTCCTGTATCACCGACTCCGACTCCTTCTATTACCCCAACGTCTACGTTGACTCCTACACCGAGTATTACCCCTACGCAGACAATTACACCTACTAATACAGGCACACCTACTCAGACGCCTACAACAACAACTACTTTGACTGCTACACCAACGCAGACTCAGACACCTACAACCACTACTACGTTGACTGCTACACCAACGCAGACTCCAACCCCTTCATCTACCTTACCTGCGAGTGGAACTACTGAAGCAAACATTTTCTTATCTGTTGTAAGAAATGAATTGGGTAGTGATTTAGGAGCGACAACATCTGCGGCTACAAGAACATTATTCACATCACTTGTTAGTAATGGGTTGTATAATAAATTATCTGTATTCTACCCGATGATTGGTGGAACATTAGGAACTTGTAAATATAATGGTAAAGACCCACAAAATACAAATGCTGCTTATAGATTGACCTATAATGGTGGGACTACCGCCAGTTTATCAGGTATTACATTTTCTACAAATGGATATGCGAATACATATTGGTTTCCAAACTCATTACCTGCTGGTGTAGGAACAAACGCTCATTTAAGTATCTATAATAGGAGTGCGAGCGATGGACAATGGGTAGGTTGTAATCCACCAACCCCAACCACGAGATTTTATACTGGTGGTGGAACTGGAACGCAAGCCTTGGTTTCAAGCAGCGAAGCCGATTCTCCAGGTGTAAATGCGGGTATGACTATATTATCAAGAACAGGAACTACAAGTTTCTCTATCTTTAAAAATAATGTAAAAACAGCAACAGGCATAGCATCAACATCACGAGACACATCAAATTATGTTGCTTATATTGGTTGTAGAAATAATGGTGGAACTCCTGCCAATTACTATAATGGACAAGCAAACTGGGTTTCATTAGGAGAAGGATTAAGTGATACTGATGCCAGTAATTTATACACAATAATAACAACATTTAATACCTCTTTATCAAGAACTTAAAATTATGATACAAGTCGCACAACTTACAGAAGCACAAAAAAATCAATTAGTAGGTGAATTAGTCCAAATAGATTGGTATTTTAATCCAATACAAGATTGTAATGATATTTGGATTATAACTACACAAGAAATAGAAGGTTCAATTTATCCTCAAAATGAGTGGGTGAAAACATTACCTTTAATTGATTGGTGTGCTCCACCACCAGCACCACATTAAAATACTTTATAATCTATGTATAGAATTGGTGATATAGCATTTAACGAATATTACATAAAGAGTGTTGAATTAGAATTAGAAACTTGTGATTTAACATTAAAAGTTATATTTCACAAAGATAAAAAAAGAATTGAAAGAGAAAAACATTACATAATAAAAACAGATTGTAATGTTGATATAAATGAATTGATTAAAAACTTGGGTGATATATTAAAAGATGAGTAAGGTATTTTTAAGAAAACAGTTTAGTAATTATCTTGGTGAACAACGAGCGATAGATGATATTGTAGTAAAGTTCATACCTAATCCATCACCTACTCCATTACCTATCACTCCTACTCCTACGCCTACTCCTTCCATTACCCCTACAAATACTAATACGCCTACGCCGAGTATCACCCCTACAAATACAGGCACACCTAC